GAACCATTATGAACCGAGCTGAATTTGACGTACTTAAAGGCGTAGTACAAAAGAGACGTGGTCCGAAGACGCGATACAGCGTAACTGAAGCTGCGTTTGACTACATTAACACTGGCGATGGTGATCGACATGCCAAGGCTTATGCTGAACGCATCATGAAAGCTAAAGAGATGCTTTTGGCAACTGAAGGTAAGACTGTCGCTCTGGCTAATATGCATGCCGATATCAACAATGTTGTAACTGACAATGTTTTTGAGGCTGCAATTGAAAGCATTGAGTCTGGTGATAAACCAACAAAGATAGCACTCAAGCATGGATGTCACTCCGCCAGTGTTTACAACTTTATTAAACGTATCGAATCTGCCAAAGAAGATTACGATGCATTGCTGGAGATTATCTAATGGCAGTAACAATCACACCTGATGAGGTTAAGGAAATTATACCAACAACCAGCTCTTGCGACATTGTTCAGTGCTATATCAACTCAATGAACGCAAAGGTAGGCGATTGCATTGATAACACCTACGACCCTTCAACAGCGAAGCTTATAAAGCTAAACCTGGTCGCTTACCAGATTGCTGTAAATGAAGATGTTCAGGATGTAACTAGCAAAAAGGCACCAAATGGGGCGTCTGTTACATACAGTCAATCAAGCAATAATGGTTCTGGCATCATGAGCAATAAGTATGGGCGAACAGTCTATAATCTTGATACTAATATGTGCTGGAAGGGTATTGTTAAAAGCAACATCGCATTTGGAACTGTTGGTCAGACAAATCGAAAAAGAACAAAGAGGCTTTACCGATGAGCTCACCAACTAGAATGACATCAACAGCGCTAGCTACAATCTGGCGCTCATACTCAAGTGATGAATGGGGGCGCAAAATATACTCACAACCTACAACTTTCAAGTGTACGTTTGACGTAAATGACGACAACGTTTACAAGGACTTTGAGGGAGTTGAGTTTTCACCAAGTGTTGTGGCATGGTATGAGGATGACGGTTTGCCGGCACCAAAAGATGGTGACTACATCGCAAAGGGTAATCAAACCGCTTTTTCAGATCCTACAGATACTGATATTGCGCTTCCAGTTAAAACAACCAAGGTTTCAGACTGCTCACTTTTCAATGAGCCAGATGATATTATGGTAGGTGCATAATGGCAGTAAATATAAGTAAGCCTAAACTAAGCTCTGCACCAAGAAGAAACCAAAGGCAAAGAGGTGGGCCGCGACGTGGAGGTCTTACAATTACAAATAACATGCCTGAAGTTATAAATGAAGTGCAAAAAAGAGCAGCTCAGTTCGCGATAGCAGTTAACACAATTGGTGCAAAATGGTCAAAAACATGGGCTCCAGTTGCATATGGCACACTTGTTAATTCCCAGAACATAAGCGTTGGCATTAACGGAACAAAGGTGTCAGGAAGGTTAACTTATGATGTTGAATACGCCCAGTATCTAGAAACAAATGAAAACTGGAAACCTAAACCACCACCAAAATACGGATCTGGTGGAGTAGGGCAAGCAACAGCATGGAACCCAAATGCAACCCCTCACTTCCTTAAAAAAGGCTTTGAGGAACCTCAACCTCAAGCTGAAATAAGAGCTGTAAGAGAGATATTTAGGAGCAGAAGATGAGTACAGTATCAGATTTGCCAGAGAGTAAATTTAAAACATTTCTATCAGAGCTTGGTCTTTTAGGTCAACTTAATATAGATGGCCAGAACATACCAGCGCTGACAGTGCAGCTTGGACAGTACATCGCCAAGTCATTAAAGAAGAATGAGCGATGCTTGGCCCTCATAGCGTCTGGCTCAAACAATGTTGCAACATCTAATCGATATGATGATGTAAACATGACTGTAATCATTAGCAGCAAAGAAGACCGCTCTGACATGATAACTGCAAAACTTATAGCTAATATGTTTTACCAGACAATGGTTGACGCTGACAGAGATGTCGCAGGAAAGGTAATGGGTTTGACACCACAAGGCATCACAGGACCTTTCTATGACGACACTGGCCGTGTTGCATATGAGGTTAACACTCGCGTGATGCTGACTCGTTGCAGCTAATTATACTTATGTGGTATAATGTGTTAGATGATGCATCATTAACTTTAACATAGGAGGCGCAACATGTCTTGTGCAGGAAATAACTATTTAGGTCAAGACGCTCGTTTCGTTATCGAATTCGACGATGTTCTTTTACCTACAGATGATCCAACAGCTGGAACTGGCTGGAAACCGTTTGGCTCTATCAACTCAAAAAACTATTCATTGACAACCAATACTGTCGATAACACTACAGATGACACTGGTGCTGTTAACTCAAACATTGCAACTGGTATGTCATTTGAGGTGACTGTTTCTGGTTATCAGACAGATGCAGATAGCCTTGTTATTAACCAGGATTACCTTGTTGATTGGCTGATCACTAAACTTAACTCAAATGAGTGCCCTAACACTTGGCTTCGAATCTTGATGCCTGGTAAGACAATTTATGCTTACTGTTTCGCATCAAGCAACAATTCTGGCGGTGGTTCTAAGGACGTTGTTACGTTCGAGATGGCGTTCACTGCAACATCAACTCATGATGTCACAAACCCAGCGGTTCAAATTGATTACACACCATTCACGCCTTAAGGGTAAATTATGAAAAACATAGCTGATGGCTATGCTTACATTAAAGTAGGGGGCCAGACTTATGAACTGGCCCCTTCTTTTTGTAATATAGCAAATATTGGTTCGCCAATGGAAATCATATCTACATTCAAGAGGCTTTCAATGGGTCATGTTACTGCAACAACCTATTGCGACGCATGCAATGTGCTTGAGTCGTGTGGGTTAACAAGTGAGCTTTTTGGTGGTATTAAGTTTAGTGAAAGACAGCAAAAGAC